ACGAAGCCCTCCGCAAGTGGCAAGCGTCTGCCGCAGCGGAGGTATCTTTTCTACTCTTCATGCGCCTAGTCGCCTCGCCAGTGTGCGTTGCAGTTTCTGGTAAGCCTCCCTACCCCACCTTTACTCGCTCATAGGAGCGCTTAATTTACCCTGACCGGCATGAGGTGTATCCCTGTGCAGTTGCCAGCCATAACACCAACAGGCTCCAACACTTAGCAGCAACCGCAAAAATACGGCTTTGGTTGCCTGAAATGGGGCCGGCTAAGCTAATAGCCTCAGCTGCGAGCGTTGCAATACGAGCTGGCTTGATATTCGTTTTTTTACATTTCATAGCGTTTTCCGGCACGGGATATTACCGCTCTAGCGAGACAACTCAGCAGTTTCACTCAGCGGTTTTCGTCAAGCTCAACGCTCCCGCCCAGAAGTCATAGCGGAGAACTCTATCGCAGCTGCCTAGGCCTTAGGCAAAGGGGTGTATTCAATTGTTGAGCTGAAAATCGGTGTGATAATCGACTGCTCCGCATGCCTCTCCTGGATTTTACCCACGAGTAACATCTCGCTGTCGCTTGGGTAGTGCCGCAGTAGATGTAAAGCGGTTCTACGGATTGACTCTGTTTGGGTTGAGTCTCGTGAAAGTTCTACGAGGAATTCACGTGTGTGAATTACAGCTCGTGTACGTTCGTGGGGCATGGTCATTATCCGTTTCCTCAGTAGCTCAGCGAGTGTCACAAGATTTGCGCCGGCAGTGGCATTACCGTGAGTGGTCGTCGAGCTAGCACAGAGATCCGCATAAACCATGAGAATGGCGACAACCATTTTTCATGATGTGGGCAGGTTGGTGCTATGCCAATTCCTTCCGAATGATCAAAACAATTCGCCTGGAGCGTGCCCTAAGTCATCGAGCGCTGCGAGTGCCTGAGCCAGGTCTTTTTCGACCTTGCGCTCCAACTCCGGGCCAGTGTCCGGACGCAAGGCGCCGACCATGAAAATCCGGTCGGCCTGGTCAGATTTCCCGGGGCAACTTCCAGGTCAAAAAACAGACTTTTTGGGGGCGAAAGTGAAGCCATCCGGACAGCGATCCTTGCAACAAACTACGGGGCTGATGGCACTTTAACTGTAAATGGCCAGAGTAGGTAGTTGCGGTGGAGCGCAGCTGAGCGTGCTTAAGGCGATATCGTATAGCGAAAGACTTACACACGCAGGTAGATATCCTTTTTTGTTAAGCCATATCCGCTGAATCTAATCTAGACATATCAACTGAAGCGCTGGGAGCGCTCAGGATCACGGATGATCGACCATGGCCTAGATAGCTACTTGGCTATTACCGACCACAGTTCGCTAAAACGAGTGGTGTACCCAGGGCTCATCATATCCCTGCACATCGCCCATTCCGGCGCTGCCGGCACACCTCCGCAGCGTGCCCCGCCCCCATTTGCGGTTGATTTGATCGAGTACAGCCATCACCTGCTCGGCGGCGGCCGGCTGGGTGGTGGCGAACATGTCGTCGGTGAACTCGCCGCGCTGACGCAGATCGAGCAGCATGATTTCGGCGTAGCCGTCTCGGAACACGCTGCAAACCGGCGGTGGCGGCCTTGGTAGTTAGGCGGGTCTCATCGGTGGGATAAGGCAGTTCGCAGAAGATGCCTTTGGCGTACTTGGCTTCGTCCGGGTTAAACATGTCAGTGCGGATACTCACCCTCACCTGCTTGCACAACGAGCCTTGATTGCGCAGCTTTTCGCAGGCCCTGGGCAAGAAAAACTGGCTA